ACAAGCACTGGAGGCATATCTGCCATTACTACAAGAAGCGGATGGACGAGGACAGCTTACAAAAAACTGGATAATGGATGCTCTAGGGTTAGGAGAGTCAGGGCGAGAGACAAGTATACCTGATAAGGTTGTGGGGGTATCTGCTTACATGTTTAACTTGGCGGAGAAGATAAACAGACAGACACTACTATTGGCTAGTTATGAGCTGGCAATACGAAAAGCAGTTGACCCAAAAAACAAAATAAAAGAGTTATCGGCAGTTGTTAAACAAGCCTCTTCAGAACAGATAGCTGCAGCAACTGATACAGCCTTACGTGAAACACAGGAAGTTAACGGTGGAGCCACATTGGAGACAGGCGCAAAGATATCAAGAGAAGGCATACCTCGTGTAGCTTTTATGTATAAAGGTTATGGTCTACGTATGTATTCTTCTATGCTAATGTCTGCACGTGAACTTCTTAGAACGGACAAAACTTTAACAAATGAGGAACGAGCAGTAGCTATGAAACAAGTTGTGGGGTTTCATCTATCTGCGTTAGCGTTTGCAGGTGTGTACGGACTGCCTCTATACGGAGCTATAAGTATGATAGCAAATATGTTTTTGGGTGACGATGAAGACGATGCGGACACCATTGTGCGAAAAACAGTTGGAGAAGAGTGGTACAAGGGGGTTGCTAACCTACTATCAGGTGTAGACGTAGCCTCTCGTGTTCGTCTAACAGGTCTATTAATACAACAAAATAGATACAATAGAGATGCTACTTGGGAAGAGAATGTCTTGTTCTACGCAGGTGGACCTGCTTTATCCACTATGGACAGGTTATATAGAGGTTCTGTGGACGTATTAAACGGAGACTTAGAGCGTGGGTTTGAAAGTCTTCTACCTCCTTCTGTGTCCAACGTCTGGAAAGGAGGCTTTGGCAGGATATCGCGAGATGGTTACATGTCACGTCGTGGCGATGAGATATACGGTGATCCTAGTCGTGGAGAGCTTTTCGGACTTACATTAGGGTTTGCTCCTGCTGAATATATACGGCAAATGGAGAGAAACGCCTATAAGAAGGGTTTAGATAATGCACTAAATACTAAGAGAACTAAGATACTAAAGAAACTGTATGTAGGACTTAGGACTGGTGACATGCCTATGTATGACGATGCGTTTCAAGAGTTAATGGATTTTAATGAGAAGCACCCTTTCGCAGCCATAACAGGTGACAGTGTGCATAGGTCTATGCAAAGCCATAAGGAAACTTCAAAAAACATAATGGTGAACAACGGTATAAACATATCTAAACAAAACAGAGCGTATCTCATGCTTCTTGAAAACGAGTGGGACCCTGACTACAACTTTGACAGACTGTTTGGTTTTTAGGGAAAAAGAGTGACCACCCGAAGATGGTCACTTAAGAGAAAGAGAGTGACAAGGATAACCTGTCACCCCAGATTTATCACAAAATTCTCCAGATGCGAACACCTAATTTATTATTCTCTACACGGACATACGCTTTTACGTCCCAACCCTTTGTTTTTGTTATAATTTTTACTTGTTGTATAGCCTTGTGAGTGTTGACACACGGAATAAATACAGAGGAACTTGTTACCATATCACCCCATTTTACTATTATTCGCACCCCATCAGGGTTTAAATCATCAGTTTTCAGTATTCCCTGTCGTAACTTCATCTTCAATCAAACAGTCTACGGATATCACATCTGTAGGGGGTAAGTTCATGTGAGTGCCTTTGCTAAGACGTATCTTCACCCTCTTAGCGTTCAGTTTTTGTTTTAAATCCCCTATAAAAGCGTTGTAATTTATCTGATGCTGTCCACACCATGACTTCAAAGGTTTTGGTACGAGATACGCACGTTTTAAGTCTGTCTCGTATCGGGCTACAAGTTTACCTCTTGGTAACGCTTCAGGTATAACAAGGTTAGCTACGTCCCCCTCCTGCCTACGTAGGTCATCAGTGCTTTTAATCCATAGCACGTTGCTCCAATGCTCATGTATATAGTCGTTTAATGTCTCTTCTACCGACACACTCATTTCTTCTACCTGCCGTTTGTTCTCTTTCAAACACTTTATAGCCCAATCAAATATTTTCTTAGTGTCGTATTGAATTAGATCTAGGCGTTTAGCTATAACCAAACCTGTCATTGTGCAGGCTACCAATACAGACCAAAACCTGTTCTCTGCTGTAAGTCCTGCTTTTTCATCAACTCTACGTTGTATCTGATTGAGGAGCTTCTTAACTTCTTCTACGTTATTTAAAACATACTTTATGTATACTTTTCCTGCATGACCATAGTTCTGTGACAGTCGTGAGGTAAACTCATCCGTCTCGGCTTTTGTATAGTAATTCTGTTTTGTGGCTTTATGTTCCAGTATACGCTGTGCTTCTGCCTTGGGCATAGATTTTGCCATACCTATCATTTCTACCACACTCGTGTTGCCTGTAGTAACTGAAAGAAGTTTCCATACTTTACCTCTAGCTCTCTCTACATTACTACTTGCTGACATACGACCACGCTGTCTACCACCCGTTAACTGATATGCTAAGTTAGAAAGTTCCATGCTTTTCATATTAGTAAGCTCGTCCATATACAACGGTAGGTTATGGTATATCTCGCCCCTGTTCATCTTAGTATTGTACGTATCTTCTTTATCTAATATCAACTCATCAGGATCTCCCCATGCAGATATACCTGCAATCATAGCAGTTGTCTTACCTAAACCTGACTCCTTACTGTGCGTGTGAAAGCAAGCACATTTTATTGGAAGAAAACTCATTAGTGGAGAACCAAAGGACGTACCTACTATAAACTGATGTAGTTCAAAGTTATCTATATTGTAGAAGTTCATTATGTCTTTCCACTCTTCTAGAGTGCCTTTAGGTTCAAAGTACGGAAACAAACCTGCAGTTGGTGTTGAGGGAGGATTAAACTTTGTTTCGTTGGCGTGTACTTCTTGATCGCCAACCACAAACCCCGTATGCTCGTCGTCCGTCCAACCAAACTGTCTTCGAGCTTGATCTGCCGATCCCTTTGCTTGGAGTTGTGTTACCCATGTAGTTGTGTATGCCATTATATCATCCATTTTTGGTACAGCTATGCCTTGCATAGACAAATTCTTTCTTAACTCTTCTCTAGATGTTACAGAGGTTAAAGGTATTGTAAACTCTCTTACACCATCTTTAGGTAGGTGCAGACGCATGACTATGGCTTCGCCCATCTCTACGTCCATTATACGTTTTATCACGTATAGATCATTCTGGTATATAACTTTGTCTTCTTTATTACCATCCTTGTCTTTAAAACGCATATACACACCACCATTCGCCCCTCTAAAGTACGGCTCTGGGTACAAAGGCACGTCCTTTGACGCAGGTGCTTTCTTTATGCCTTTACCTAAAGATATAGGCGATTTTATTTTACCCTTATGCGGACAAGCTGCGCAAGGTTCGGGGTTCTCTGCCTCAAATGTTGTGCAGTAGTAAGGGTCACTTATACGCTCGACTTTCTCCTCTGTTGAACTCTCACTATACTCTGGGTGTCTCTCAGACATCTTATGTATAGCTTTGTCAGCATCATTACAAAACTTAGCTATGGACAACCCTGCCCTCCATAAAGGCTCACTAACACCCTGTTGGTTCTCCATTATGTTTTTAATCTGCTCACACCCAACGCCCTTCACAGTCTTATCTAATATAACTCTAAAACTATTCTCTGAGTTTTCTATCAATGCACGTTTTAAAGCGTTCTCTTCATTGTCTACTTTGGTAGGTATGGTCACGCCTTCTCTACCTACTAACCGTGCAAACTCGTCAAACTCTACCTCACGGAACTCACCCGTGCCAAAAAACATGACGGGCTTTTGTGTACCACGTTTATGGTTATGTGTCTCAGGTACTCTGAGTACCCGCGCAGCGTCCGCAGTTACACCATTGTCTGCTAACAAGTTATGGCGTATACACATATCTTTGAGGGCCTGCGCTACAGGTAACCACTCACCATACGATACACTCTCTGTAAGAACCCAGTACACATGTATCCCATACCCAGAGTTGATTAACATAGGTCGAGGCAATCCTGTCTCCTGTACAAATCTTTTTAGATCTAAAAAAGCTGTATTCTGATCGGGGTATTCTTTACCGACCCCACAGTCTAAATCTAAATAGAAAGAACTAAGGCTCTTTACATTTGTTACTCGTCTATCTTTATTTGTTTCGAATGTGGCTAAACCAAAGTATGCGTTGACACCTTCAGCGTCTAACTCGTTAGCCTTCTTTATAACATCGTCTATAGTTGCATGGAAGCTCTGTACCTTCTTGTCGCCAAGACCTAATACAGAATAGTATCCATCACCTAAAACCTTCTCTAAAAATTCTTTTGTTTCCATTTTTCCCACCTTGTGCCGAAGACACCACGACAAGATACGGCACGTTATCTTTTCGGTAAAAACCTAGTCGTGGTGTAGTTCTATTAATCGTCCCAATCGTCAACGATAGAACTCAAGTTGCCATCAGCATCCTTGGTGGGGAGGGAGGGCTTCTTAGCAACTTTCTTTGGCTCTGCCACAGCATTCTCTGCTTCGTCTGGTGCATCAAAGGGATTATCCTCTTTTGCTTCAAACACAAACCCATCAGTTTCTTCAAATGGGTTCCTATCTACAAACGGCACGTACTTAATAACCTGTACGCCTGATAGACGCAGAGAGACATTCTGTTTACTACCCATTTCATATGGAATGAACGATACAGCTATATTAACTGTACTACCTGTAGTTAGCAAAAAATCGTCTGGTAGTCTGTTACCCTTGGCATCGACCTGTATAGGCTTACGAGTAACCTCGTTTTTGTATGCGCCCTTTAAAACAGCCTTATGCGTAAACATACCCTCGTCGTCTTTGACAAACATACGCTCCAACTTGTCTGCCCACTTCTCTTTCTTGTTGGCTTGGTACACTTCAGACATGGCTAGAAACAAAGCCTTGGCAGTTTCGTTATCCATACGAAACTGTATAGAATACTCTGCGCCATCGGCTCTTGCATCGCAAATAACAGATCTGCTTACTTTACTATCAAAGTGATAAGTTGTGTTTATTTTAGGCCATAGAGCCTCTACGTTTTTTATAATATATTGTTCCATTTATCTCTCCTTCTCTATATTATAAGTCTTCATCTAGTTCAGCTAGTGAGTCTTCGCTCACTGTTTCTTCGCTACGTTTACTAGATATTTTAGTTAATGCTGTGGCTACGTCTCCAACACGAAACCTATAAGTATTACCTATCTTTACATAGGTATCTTTTGGTATGTGCTTCTGACGTACCCAGGCACGAACAGTTGATACGGACACACTAAAATGTTTAGCTACGTCCTCTATTGGTACAAAAGGTTCATTCATGCTTTCCTCACAGAAATTGTTAACTCTTCTTCTATCTCTAACCCCTCTAGTTTGAGGTCAGGATTTTCTTCCAGAAACTCTTTCATGTTCGCCTGATTGATACGTTTGTCTAATAACTGAGGTGCATTCTCTTCCACAATAAGCTTGTGTATAGCATCCCATTCACTGACCCAGTATTTCTTTTTAGCCGAACGAAAAAATAGTCCTTCAGAAGTTCTCACGCTTTCTACATTGTGGTCTTCACAATGATCTAGCATTGCCTGTTTTATTATATCTAACTGCCGTGTAAGGTTGCCATCTTCTTCCTTATATTTGGCTGACAGTATAGACCTCTCTGCTCGTATACGTAGGTACGTTTTTGCCAGTTTGTCAGGTGTTACCTTGTCACCCATATCTCTCTCCTATTTCTTATTATGTAATAACATATAATAGTAAAAAGTATCTTAGTCAAGTACTTCTTTGTAAAGTTCTATAAATTTTGTGTGTACGTTTATTTTTCTATCTAACAGTCTGTATACGTGCTTTTCTGCGTCAGAACCTTGTAGTTGCACAACAGTGCATTTATGTGTCTGACCCGATCTGTGTACACGTGCGTTTGCTTGGTCGTAGGTTTCTAGCGAACTGGTTGGCCCCCACCACACAACTGTATTAGCTGCTGTTAACGTGACACCATGTGCTGCTGCTTGTGGTTGGATCACGAGTACCTGTGGGTCAACATCTTGTTGAAATTGTTTAAATATGGTAGTCCTCTTATGTGCAGGTACATCTCCACGTATGACCTCTGTTGTTATACCCTCTGACCGTAATCTATCTGTGAGTATATCTATGGCGTGTTTGAAAGGCACAAACACAAGAACTTTTTGACTAGACTCGTCTATGACTTCCCGTAACACTTTATATCTATTGTTTATATCGAACTGCAATACATCACCACCATCTGTGTATACTGCACCTGCGGATATCTGTAGTAACTTGTTAAGAGTCACAGCCGCGTTTATAGCTGTTATCTCCTCACCTGTGATTTCTAATACAAGTTTTGTTTTTAATTCTTTGTAATATTTTTTCTGTTGAGCTGTAAGCTCCACCTGTCGCTTAGTGTATACCATCGGTGGTAAGTCTAGACACTGATCTTTTGTAAAACGTATGGCAGGTTGTAATGCTCTGAACACTACATCTGTAGCGTTTGGGCGTATCTTCCATGTAAACTGGGACACCTTAAACATCACCATATCTTTAAACGCACCAAAAAATCTAGGCACTCGGTTAGGGTTTACAAGTTTAGCCAAGCCGTACGCGTCTGTGGGATTCTGCGCAGCGGGTGTACCTGTCATCATCCACAGCCACGTGTTATCGTGTATTAACTGACGTAGTAACTTCCAGCGCCTTGTCTGAGGGTTCTTATAATGTGTGGCTTCGTCTACAATTATAAGGTCAAAGCCACCTTTTTTTAGTTCGTCTAATACAATACCGATGCCATCGTAGTTTATTATCACGTAGTCTGCGCCTTCTTGCACGATCTTCTTACGTTTGTCCGCTGGCCCATGAGCCACAGATGCAGTTCTATGCGTTGCGAATGTAAACAAGTCATCACGCCATGCGCTATCCATGATCGACAGCGGGCATACTACAAGCACCCTGTTTATGATTCCTTGTTTTAGTAGAAAGTCTGATGCCCATATGGCACTTGCTGTTTTACCTGTGCCTTGATCCCAT